TCATCTTCATCTTCATCATCTTCTTCGTTACTTGAAAGAGTTGAAGGATCAATTATTTCATTTTGAGTAGTTTCTGTATTTTTAATAATAGTAGTTTCACTAGGAGTTGTGAAAGTTTCAGAAATATCCATTTTAATATTTTTAACATTAGAAGACTTAAGATAATCGTATGCAGTTTTTAGTGTAAGATATTCATCTTGAAGTTGTTCGTAATCACTTTTAAGTTTAAGATATTCGGGCATAGTAAATAGTAAGGATTTGAGAACATCCATAACTTTGTTATTATTGTCGATAGTTTTGAAATAAGAGCCAAGATTAGATTTAAGAGTTTTGTTGATATCATCAGTAATAGATTCGAGGACTTTTTCAAATTCAGGATTATCCATAATAGTTAATATATTAGTTATAATTTTATATTGATTTAAAACAATTTTAAATTAATTATTTTTATTTTTTGAGGGAATAATTTTTATTGATAGTGCTAGATTTGGAAACGATTTTAGCAGTAATTAAGAAGTCTTCATTTTCTTCATAAATTTCAGGTAAGACTTGAGATAATGGTTTGTCGACAACAAGTAGTAATCTCTCATTTTCAAGTAATTTTCTGTATTCTTGAATATCGAGATTACCATAAAATTTATTTAATAAATAATAAGGAGAGGGAGCTGGTTTAATATTTTTGTCGTAGTTATATATTTTTCCATAAATATTATTAAGTAAATAGTATCTTTCAAATTTGCTTGAGCTATCAATATTTTCATTCATTAAATATGAACAGGCGCATTCAGGACTACAAAAACAACCGTAACAATAGATGGTTGAATTGACTTCGTATTTAGGTAAATAGATAGGTTCATTATCAAAAGGGCAAGTGCACCAAAAGCAGCCAGATTTATTATTAATATTATTATGTTTAAGATTAAAAGTAAGTTCTTTTAATTTTTTAGAAATAGTTTTTTTAAAATTCATATTATCATTATTGGAGAGAATATTATCATCATTAGGTTGTTCTATATTAAAATTATTAATAGCTTCATTTTCTTTATTAGGAGATTCATTATTTTCAAAAGTAGAATTAATATAATTAAATTTGAGGTTATTATTTTTGTTATTTGATTCAAAATCGTAGTTATCAATATGATAAATAGTGGGTTCATATTTAATTATATTATTTACTTCTTCAATATCTTCAAGTTTGCAAGATAAATGTAAAATAATATTAGGTATAGGTATATTATTAACTAATATATTTTTTACTTCTACTAGTTTGCCCCCTTTAGGTTTGCGACCTCTTTTCTTATGTATTTTGGGTTCAATATTTTCAGCGTCCGTTGGTTTTTTGTCAGCGTAAATAATTAAATTATTGCTGTTATCGGTAGCTTCCAATAATTTAAGATTTTCGTAATATGATTTGGGGCGTCTCCCTTTCTTCTTAGGAGGTTGAAATAAAAAAGCAGGAGTCTCGGAAGACATTCTTTATACTAAATTTTCTATTTATATTTTATATTATTTTTATATATATTTTAAGGCTTCTCTCAAATTTATTTTAAAATTGAAATAAAAAAATATAAAAAGTTAAAAATATTATAAATAATGCGACAATATTACATTTATAAACTAGAATGTAAAAATCTTGAAGAATGTGATAATATTTATGTAGGTTCTACATATGATTGGAATGAGAGAAAACAAAGTCATAAAGATAATTGTAATAATCCAAATAGTGAAAAACATAATCAATTAAAATACAAAACTATGAGAGAATATGGTGGTTATGATAATTGGAATATGATAGAAATAGAAAAATGCGATATAACAATACAAACAGATAAAGAAGCACACAAAATTGAAGAAAAATGGAGAAAAGAATTAGATGCGAAATTAAATATGAAAAAAGCATTTAGAAGTAAAGAAGATTTACAAGCATATCAAAAAGATTATACAGCAGAATGGAGGAGAGATAATAAAGAATATAAAAAAGAACAAGATAAACAATATAGAGAAGAAAATGCCGAAGCAATTAAAGCAAATAAAAATCAAAAATTTACTTGTGAATGTGGAGGTAAATATACAAATAGTCATAAACAGGAACATTTAAAAACAAAGAAACATAAAGATTGGGAATTAGCACAAGAATGTAAAAATCTCTCGTAATAATATGAATTGGGATAGTTTGCCGAGAGAATTAATAGAAATTATAATGTATTATAGAAGATGGGAAACTTGTGGTTATACAAAAAAGGCAATAAAGATACAATCAATATGGAGGTGTTATAAAACGAGAGTTTTAGTAGGTAGATTTAGAATGTTAAGATATTTGAGAGATTTTAGGGAATGGAATCCAACTATGTATGAATTTATAATGATATCAAGATTATAGAAAAATTAAAAATCTCTCTAGATAATAAAATGAGTGATAGAAGTAAAAGTCCAGTAAAAAGTTCAAGATTAATGAATAGTTCAACTTCAATAGAATTACCAGTTCATTTAATTGTAAATGGAAAGATAACCGGAGAGATAGCGAGTAATATAATATCTGGATATAATTTAAAACATAGCAATAGGATTGCAATAAATAATAAGTTATTTTTTGTAAATAAAGATTATGATTTAGAGGAAACAGAATTGGGATTTGGTAAGACTAAGAAGAGAAAAAAGAGAAAAACGTATTAAAAAAAACAAGAAGAAAGAAAAAGAAAGGTAAAAAATTAAAGAAAAAATAGAAATCTCTCTAAATCTATTTTTTGTTTTTCTTTTTTTTAGATTTATGTTTTTTTTTCTTATATTTTTTAGTTTTTTTTCTTTGTTTTTTGCCTAAAGCAGATTCTCTAGTAGTTTGTCTAGTTTCAATTTCTCTTTCAATATGTTGACCAAAAGGCATAGTAGTTCCTGAATATATATAATGATACATAAGTTTAGCATCTAATTGGGTAAGTGGTCCTCTAGTCAAAGGATTTTGAGGATTAGTTCCAAGTAAAGTAATTGTAAATTCTTCTTCATCTACAGAGCCAGGTATTCTTAATGCTACTGCTGTTTCTCTGGATTCTGTCATAATCTGTCTGGCTGTTTCACTTTGAAATATAGCCGTGCCAAGTAAAATTCCTTCTTCTTCCTTTACAACTTCCTTGCTGATAGGATCTATAAATTTTCTATTAACAATATCATTACCAAAATATTGATGTTGTATTTTATTACTAAGGTTTATACCAGATTTCCATTCTAAAAAATGTGTATAACGTTGTTTTTCTTTAAGTTTTTGTCGTTGTTCTTGTTCTTGCTGGCGTTGTTGTTGTAGACGGTCTATTTGGGCGACGTGACGAGTATAATGTGGTAAGCGCTGCATTACTTATATATATAATAATAGAAATTTCTCAAATATATAGAAAAATAAAAATATGTATTTATAATAAAATGAGTGATAGAAGTAGAAGTCCTCCACCAAAAAGTAGAAAATTAGTGAATGCTATTCCAGAAAATTTACCAGATGATTCAATAGTGAATGGAAAGATAACTGGAGATGATGCGAGGGACATAATAGATAAACATAGTTTAAAACATTGTAATAGGATTGCAATAAATAATAAATTATTTTATCTAAATAAAGATGGTGATTTAGTGGAAACAAATATTGCATTTGGTAAGACAAAGAAGAGAAAAAAGAGAAAAAAGGTATTAAAAACGAGAAGAAAAAAAAGAGATGAAAAAAAATAAAGAAAAAATAGAAATCTCTCAAATATAGAAATAAGATTTGTAAAAAAATTATATTAAACTAAAAATTTTAATATAATTAAAGATGAATAAAGAGTCGATTCCTTGGGTAGAAAAGTATAGACCAGATATATTTGAGGATATAATTTTAGATAATAATAATAGAGAATTATTTAAAAATATATTGGAGAGAAATCATTTTCCAAATTTATTATTGCATGGTCCTCCGGGGATAGGAAAGACGACGACAATAATAAATTTGATAAATAAATTTAAAAAAATGAATAATGAAGAAAGTAAAACGTTG